GCTGGTCTGACTGAAATCACGCCCGACACACCACCCGACAGTCGTCTGTACAACTGGTCGATGGACAGCGACGGAAAAATTACCAGCACCGCAAAGGCGCTGGCGGACGTTGGGTCCGGCGATGATCTGGTAAAGGGTGTCAAGTCTAGCTTGAAGGATGAGGTCAAAGCACAGCAGGGTTCGCTGCTGGCGCAGACAGATTGGGCCGTGGTTCGTAAATCCGAAAAAACCACCGCGATCCCGAGCAGTATCTCAACATGGCGTGATGCCATCCGCACCAAATCAACTGCAATGGAAAGTGCAATCGATGGCGCGGCTGATACCGCTGCCGTAGCTGCGCTGTTTCTGACGTACACGCGGGAAGATGACGGCAGCACCACGAAATCGGGCATTCTCTACGATTGGCCTGTGTTGGGAAGCTAGATGCCTTTAACGAAGATACAGTTCCGACCTGGAGTTAATCGTGAGACTACGTCTTATGGTGACGAAAACGGTTGGTTTAACTCTGATTTAATACGGTTCCGCAAGGGTCGCCCTGAGAAGATGGGCGGCTGGGAACGTCTGAGCAGCAACACCATAGACGGCACGGGTCGTTCCCTGCACGTTTGGGCGGCGCTCGACGGATCTAAGTTCATGGGCCTTGGTACAGAAACCAAGTTCTACATTGAAGAGGGTGGTGGTTACAACGACATCACCCCGATACGGTCTACGGCTACGCTTGGGTCCAACCCATTAAAAACGGGGACAGCAAGTTCTGCCGTAGTTACCGTAACAGCGGTAGCGCATGGTGCCGTAACAGGAGACTTCGTCACCTTTAGCGGTGCGACAACCACAGATGGTATAACCGCCGCGCAATTGAATACCGAACACCAAGTTACAGTTATTGATTCCAACAGCTATACAATTAATACCGCTGGAGCTTGTTCTTCTGGAGGCACTGCGGGAGGCGGATCTGCTGTTATCGCTAACTACCAGATCAACACAGGTCTTAATACGGTTGTAAGCGGAACAGGTTTTGGTGCAGGGCTTTGGAGCGGATTGTCCACAGGTTATTCCCAGACAACCCTTAATGACAGCGGCGGCATTAATGCTTCCGTCACCTCCTTCACGCTTACAAGCGCGGCTGCTTTTGAAACCGCTGCATCCACTACAAGCGCGGATCTGACGATTATAAGCTCTTCCATACCTGTTGCGAATTCCAGCGGATTTCCGGCTAAAGGAACACTTCTGATTGGCAGCGAGAAGATACGCTACGGGACAAACGTTGGAAACGTATTTGGAGACATTGTTCGCGGAGAAGATGGGACTACGGTTGCCACGTCTTCCAGCGGAGATGCCGTTACCTTTGTTGGATTAATGCTGATAGAAAGCGAATTGATCCAATACACTGGAAAATCCACCCATCTTATTAACGGGGGTGTTGTTCGAGGCGTTCGCGGGACAACGGCGGCGGCACATGCCGATGGCGTAGACGTCAAGGAAGCAAACGACTTTGTAGGGTGGGGTGAATCCTCAAGCACGTCAGCGCAAACAGGGTCTAACATCCGGCTGTACACTCAGGACAACTGGGGTGAGGATTTACTCCTGAATGTCTATGACGGAACCCCGTACTACTGGGACAAAACACTGGGCCTTGGTTCACGGGCCACGGACCTTGCTTCCCTATCGGGTGCTTCGGGTGCGCCGACAATAACGCGCCGGATCATGGTATCGGGTGCGGACAGGCATGTTGTCTGTTTCGGCTGTAACCCTTTAGACGAGTCTGCCCAAGATTTGTTGATGGTACGTTGGTCTGACCAGGAAGATCCTGCTGATTGGACGCCTACCGCGACGAATACGGCTGGTTCTCAGAGAATATCTTCTGGTTCCGAGATTATATCGGCGCAGAAGACCCGTCAGGAAATGCTTATCTGGACGGATACGGCGCTCCACGCCATGCGGTTTACGGGGCCTCCGTTTACGTTTGGCTTCAGTATGCTGGCGAACAACGTGTCTATTATTGGACCAAACGCTGTTACCACGGTAGGCGACAAGGTCTTCTGGATGGACCGGGAGAACTTCTACGTCTACACGGGTCGTGTTCAGGTTATCCCGTGTACTCTTCTCCGATATGTGTTTGACGACATAAACCTGGAGCAGAGTTTCAAGTGCTTCGCCGCCTCCAACAAGATGTTTGACGAGGTGTTCTGGTTCTATCCTACGGCTGATTCCACTGAAATAGATCGTTACGTCAAGTTTAACTTTACGGAGAACACCTGGGATCTGGGAACGTTGTCAAGAACGGCTTGGGTTGATTACGGTATCCACGACAATCCAAGGGCTTCGGGAATTGCTTCCGGCACAAACTTTGTCTACGTCCATGAAACTGGCGACGACAATGACGGATCACCCATGACTTCGTTCATTGAGTCAGCCGACTTTGACATTGGTGACGGTGAGCAGTTCATGTTTGTAAGCCGCTTAGTCCCAGACATCGACATTACGAGCAGTGACGCAGAGGCTTCGGTTAATTACATATTGAAGACCCGAAACTATCCGGGTGACAGCTTGACCACCAATTCTACGAACGCTGTAAAGGCAACTACGCAGCAAGCGTTCCTCCGAAGCCGGTCGCGGCAGATCGCGCTTCGAGTTGAGAGTTCCACTACGGATATAACGTGGACGATGGGTGATCTGCGCCTTGATTTTCGTCCGGACGGAAGGCGCTAATGTCCAGCTTGCTTGACCATAGTATGCCGATGGCTCCAGATGAGTATGACGCGGACACGTTTGTCCGTATTTTGCGTGATCTTGAGATGGCTCTCACAAAGATAGACTTCCCCGCTGTGGTTAGTGGACAGGATGACACCAACGGTTTGAACTGGTTTATGGACTGATGGCCTCTGCATACAAAAACATAGTAACGACGGTTGGATCCACGGGTGACGTTGTCGTTTACACCTGTCCGGCGGCAACGGCGGCGCTTATCAAGAACATCAATCTATATAATAGCCATACAGGGTCGATAGTGGTACTGTGCAAAATAACCGATAGTTCCGCTTCGGCAACGGTGATTTTGCAGAAGATAACATTAGCCACCTTGGGCTCTACTTCTGCTACCGCAGACGTGTCATTTACCGGACCTTTTGTCCTTGAGACCGGAGACACGCTCATATTCAACTGTGCCACAGCAGCGAAGATTCAAGTCTTCGCCAATGTTTTGGAGCTTTCATAATGCAACAGCAGTCTTACATTCCCTCAAGCAACGGACTTCAGTCCTTTGCCGAGGCGTCCCCTGATTACGAACTTGCTCCCATAGGGATTGCTTCGATGCACGAGCAAGCTCAGAAGCTCGCGGAGTATGGACGCAACGGGGACATTTACGTTGTTCACGCTGCGGAAGGCGAAACGGTCGTCCCGATGGAAGTGCTTAACGCAAACCCGAAGGTAAAAGAGCTTCTCTTCAAACAGATGGAAGAGATGGGTTTGGATCCGCAGGAATTTGTGGTCGGCAACCAGCTTAACAGCATAAACCCTGACACAGGTCTCCCTGAATTTTTCGTGTCACGGCTTTTCCGATCTGTAAAGAGAGCCGTTAAGAGTGCTTTCAAGTTCGCGAAGAAGCTGGCCCCAATCGTGCTGCCGATTGCTGCGGCTGCGTTTGGTGTGCCGTTTTTGAACCCCACCTTCTTTGGAGCGGGAAGCTTCGGCGCTAGCTTTTTGGGCAGCGGCATAGGGTCTTTGATAGGAGGCGCAAGCATCAAAAAGTCTATTAAAGCGGCTTTAATTGGCGGTGGAACCGCGGTTGCGCTGGGTGGTCTTAAAAGTGAGTTCCTTACCAAAGGCGGCAGTTTCTCCAAAGGGGTCGGACAAAGTTTTTACAATCCCGGAGCGCCTAGCTTTAGTACTCAAGTATCTAGGTTCGGAGATATCTTTACTGGAGATGATACACTTAAATCTGCGGGAGATTTTCTTAGCGCAGGTCCCGATCCGACGTCTGCGGCGACGTCTGCGACATTACCGTCGATTAAAGCAGGCGGCGGTACTCCGGTTTACGACATAGGCTTTGGAGCGGGTCCTCAGAGTACCGCGCTGAATCAAAACGTTATTCCGATGAATACACCGGCGGGAAAACATTTAGCTGAGAACTTTGGACAAAGCCCGACTGGTACTCCGGGCTCCGTAGACTATTTTGATGTGCCTTCTCCGACTGGTACTCCGGGCTATGGAGGCGCGGCGCTCGACTACGGACAAGGCGATATTTATAACGCCTCAAGTTTTCAAGACATTAATTTGCCACCGGCCCCGGAAGTATCCACCCTTGAAAAGTATTTAGGCTCCACAGGTAAATCTATAGACGAGGGTATGACAACTGCCGGTGATTATCTTTTCCGTGGGGGCGATAGCGCTAAAGTCATTGCCTCAAATGTGGCGAGTAAAGAAGCAGAATACCTAACTAAAATGGCGGCTTCTGGTATACAACCCACTGAGGTGGGCCTGAAAGCTGCTGCGGCTTCTGCCCAACCAAGTATGCTTGCTAAGTACGGCCCAACCTTGGCTCTTGGAACGGGAGCCGCGTATCTTGGCGGCGCTTTTGATCCCCCTGTAGATGCTGGACAGCCGACGGCAGGTGATCTCGAAGGTTATGTGCGTAGCGAAACAGGATACGACCTCTTCCAGAAAGACCGCCAAAAGTATCTGGTTCAGGACACTAATCCGTACCGCTACGACCCCGGAAACCCTGCTGTCCCGACAAGGTTTGCAGCCGACGGCGGTTACATGGAAAATCCTCAATACATGAACATGGGCGGCACCCCGCAGTTTCCCCGCCGAGAAATGCTGGTGGAAGGCCCCGGAACGGAGCGTTCGGACGACATTCCCGCCATGCTTTCCGACGGAGAGTTTGTGATGAACGCCAAGGCAGTGCGCGGGGCTGATCCGTCGGGTAACGGAAACAGACAGGCCGGTGCTTCAAATCTTTATAACATGATGCGTAACTTTGAGATGAGGTCGTAGTCATGGCTGAAAAAACGATCACAGAACAAATTGTCCGCGAAGCCCCGGAGATTGAGGCCCTAAAACTGGGCCTGATAAACTCGGCTAAAGATCTCTCCGACATCCAGATACAGCTTCCCGGACAACAAATTGCGGGTCTTACGGGTCTTCAGCAGCAGGCCGCTACCCTTGGGGGGTCTACTGGAGGTATCGGAGGTTACCAACCCTTCCTGACCTCCGGTTCGCAAACCATTGGAACGGGCCTCGGTACATTAGGCACGGCCCTCGGAACATTGGGTCAGTCTCAGACACCGATTACCGCCGCGCAACAGGCCATCTCCGGGTCCGGTCAACTGTTCGCACCGACGGACCTTTCTGCCTACACCAACCCGTACCAGCAGCAGGTCGTTGACACCACCCTTGCCGAGATGAACCGGCAAGCCCAAATTTCGCGCAACAACCTTGCAGCGCAGGGCGTCGGCGCGGGTGCTTTTGGGGGGAGCCGTTTTGGCATTGCAGGGGCTGAACTTGACCGTGGGCTCGCGGATTCCCAAGCCCGCGCTATTGCTCAGTTGAATGCCCAAAACTACAACCAGGCTCTCGGCGCGTCTCAAACAGCTTTTGAAAACCAGCAGCGCCGACAGCAGCAACAGTCCCAGCTATACGGCGGGATTGCAGGTCTTTACGGAAGCCTCGGGGGTCAGCAGGCTGGTATAGCAGGTCAGCAGGCTGGAATTGGCGGTCAACAGCTTGGTCTGGGTCAACTAATGCAGCGGGCTGGTGTCCAAGACATTGCAACTATGCAGTCTCTTGGTCAGGAGCAACAGCGCCAACAGCAGTCCGAACTAGACGCCGCCCGTGTAAACGAGCAGAAACAGTTGTACGAGCCCTACAGTCGCGTTGCGTTCCTCTCGGACATTTACAAGGGTGCTCCGTCAACTCAGACAACCCTAGGTTCCCAAGTTTCGCCCTCCGCACCAACGCCCTCCGCCTTCCAGCAAGTTGCTGGTGTGGGAACGGGACTTCTAGGAACCGCCGCCGCCGCCAATCAAATCGGCGGACTATTTTAATAGGAAAATGCTATGCCCGGAATATACGACAGAAGCATGTTTAACAACGCAACGCCCATGGCTAACGGCGGCATGATTCCTCCCATGCAAGAAGACATGATGGCGGATATGCCGTTGATGTCCCCGGAGCAGGAAGCTCAGATATATCAGGAGGCGCAGGGTTTGCCCCCCGAAGTTCTCCAAACAGCAGAATCCGAAATGGGCAATCTTACCAACGAGCTTGCAGCCGAAGGCGTAGGGGCAGCGGTCAACGAAGAAGTATCTCGCAGCATTGGCAACATGGACATGGCCGGTGACTTCAAGGACATTATGAACTCGGTCTGGGACGAGGACGAAGGTCTTGAAACCTACCGCTCCCGTTTAGCGCAGGTTGTAGGACCCGAAGATGCCCAGAGAACACCAGATTCTGTTCTGGCCCTTGTGCAGCCAACCCTTCAGCTTGCACAGATTGACCAAGGCATTGGTGCTCTGATGCAGGAAGAACTGGCAGAAGTTGGCGGAATGGGCGGTGGTATCACCGAACTGGCTACCAAAAGCGCGGTTGCGGACGGCATGGCCGCTGAAACGGGTGCGTTGGTTAACGCTGTAGGAAACATGGCCCAAGGACCATCCGGTATAATGGCAACGGGCGAAGATCCTATGGGCATGGACCCAATGATGCTACAAGCTATGATGCAAGGTGCAGGGCCCACGGGCCAAGGCATGGTCTAACAGGAGCTACTCATGGCAGAACCCGTAAACCCGTTTACTCCCACAGACCTAGCGAAGTACAAAGAGTTCTTTAAGCACCCGGCGCGACCGACTGTTTTTGGAACGCCTGCGGGACAGCAAGCGTTGGAAACAGAAAGGGCGGGTCTTGCGTCTGTTCTTGGTGCTACAGATTACGGCCAGCAGCTTGAGCAATCTCAGGACATG